AATCCACCATTCTCATTATACCATGCAGTGCAAAGAGAGATAGAGTTAATCTTAGCATCATTGATACCTGTAGTATCCTTGAAGTAATCTCTAAAGTCTTCCTTAGTAATTCTCAAAGACATTTCAACAAATAACTCAGCATCCTGATTATTATTTACATTATACAGGTTAGCATCAATAACAGTACCATCAACGAATCTAGCCTTCATAGTAGGCTCAGTCTCAAATCCCTTAAAGTAATAAGACACTCTGGTTGGAGATGTCTTTCTTCCGAAATACTTTCCTCTTAATTCATCAGACAAATCATTCTGAGGAAGCTGATATCTAAAAGGAATAATATCGGCTGTAGGAGCGATTCTACCAGTATACTTTACTGGATACACTTGGGAGTTCTCTAAACCACATCCCTTGGTTCCGCAACAGAATAGAACCACCTTAGTTGGGTTCTGTGGGTTACTGTTATCAGAATTATCCAACTGTAAGTCTGTATTATATGTTGGAAGAGCTACCAGCTCATCAAGATTAAATACCTTCTGTGCAACCAGCTGAGATCCAGCAATCAACACCTTATTCTTTGTCTTAAGAAGTACATTACCATCAAGATCCTTAAAGATAATTTCAGTATTCCAATCTTTAGCTCCAGAGTTTCCGGAAATAATATCTGCACGTTCTTTTGTCTTGTCTAAGTCAAATAGCGTAAGCTTTTTATTGTTCATTTAGTCCTCCATTTGTTTAATTTCCATTTATATGAATGTTCGAAACGCTACTATTTACTGGTATATCTAAAGTAGCACATATCATTCATATCACAATCATCCTTACTATTAAGAAGTGTTGTAGATTTTCCAATAGCTTCATATGGACGATAACGTTGTTCTTTTATCATTGTATCCACTTTAAGGATATCATCATTAATTCCAATTCTTTCAGAAGGTTCCATAGTAACTAATACATCAGTTATTATTTCAACTAAAGAATCTTTCAAATAATCATCAAATTCTAAAGTATATGCTAACTTCAATAAATCAGACATATTTACTCTATCTTCTTTAATCATATCAATAAGCATAATCTTTAGATGATCATCTCTAAACATCTTCTCAAAGTGATTATCATCTGCATAGAAGTGAGCATAGTATTCTGCCTCATCTCTATAGATATGATTACTTATTTGAGAAGGAGATCCAACACCATAATCATTATTACGATAATATGGCATGAATCCATATTCTTCTTTAGAGTAGAATTCTTCGAAAGTTTTCTCTAACCAAGTATCGAAAGATAACCATACTTTATCAAGCATCTCATAACTATCTTTCTTACCAATAGCAACCTTCATATCAGCAATCCAATCTTCTATATGAACATACTGAGATTTATCAAATGTGTACCATAATAGAATTAATTCTACTAATTGTACATAGTTCTCAAATCTATCAGAGAATGTGTATAGAATAGAAGAATCATGGGTGAAGATCTTAAAAGACTTAAAGAAGTCTATTACTTGTTCAACATACTTCTTTATGAAATCTAAAGATATAGATGGCAATCCAGCAAATACATCATCAAGTTTAACTATGTCTCTATCTACATAGTCTTTAAGATATTGAGTAACAGATTGAATTGTATTTACTATCAACTCTTGTCTTGATTGTATATTAGAGATATTAGTCATACTATTCAAAGTTTCAAATAGTAATGGATCTTTCTCTTGTAAGAATTGCTTATACGTACTAGCCATATTACCATTGCTAAGTTTATAATATTCCATATTACAATCCATAATGAATAGAGATTTATAGATATACTTATAAGCATCATATATTCTCTTATCATTCCTTGGTGGATTGATAAGCATGTTCTTCACATGGTTATACACTTTAGTATTTTCAAAGTATAAATTCTCAAGTTGTTTGAAAGATAATATTTCACCATTGGGCGGTATCTTATATCCTTCTACACCAAGATCTTCTAAAGTCATCCCATTATAATTTTCAGCAATATAGTTTGCTATAGCTTGAAGATCGGCTTCAGTATTGAATCCTAAGATCTCTGCAATCTTCTTTCTTGAATCCATAATAGAATCTTCTGCACCGTAGTATAAATACGATAAAGAATATAAAAAAATAATAACATCAACCAATTCAAACTTCTTACTTGTAGAAATATTTGGTAAGTTTACAAGTAATTTAGATTTATCAATCTTATTATATAATAGCATATTAGTGAAATATACTAAAGTGAAGTTACGCTTGGTAAGGTCTATCAAAGCTTCTACAGAATAATACTTGGATCTCAATACAGTGAAATCCATATTTCTAATATTACTCTTTATATTATCATATTCTTTATCACCAGTCCAATATCTATCTGAATCAATTATAGAATCATAAGTAAGGATATTGTTTGTTGTTCTTATATAATCATCATAATTTTCCATGATAGGAACTTTAATGAATTTAAGAGTATAATCCTTATTATTATCCTTATAATCATAGTATTCCATTTCACTATCATTATTGATATTTCTATCCTTAAGAATATAATACTTAAAGATCTTAATACTATCTATACCAAATATAGATACAATATCAACAATACATTTATCAGAAGATTTGAACTTGATTAACTTATTTAAGTTCTTTACCAATGCAATCTGATATATTAATGGAATATCTCTAAAATATTTAACTCCATTTGATTCAAAGATGTATCTACATGTTCTTGCATCGAAGATATCTCTCTTAATGATATAATCTGGTAATTCAATAATTAGATCAATTATTGTTTGTATTACTAAGAATACCATCATAAAATGATCATAATTCTCCGAATTGATTTTATATGCATCAGAGTATATAGTGTGCAACATATATCTTCTATTAGCTTCAAGCTTATCTTTATATCTTGCTTTTACTTCAACAGATTCACAATCAGGACAATATATGAGACCAAACTTATCTGCTGATCTTGATGTATAATAATCTATAGCTCTATTTCCAATATGTCTAAGATATTCAACATCATCAAAAGTGAGATCAATGGACTTTAGTCTATCAGTATTACTAAGAATAGAATCAATAATATCTCTCTCATATAATACTTCTATTGTACCAATATCCAATTTATGAATCAATTTATAATCACTACCAGGAGTATCTCTGAAATATTTAGAAATCTTTACCATACTCAATGGTTTATTGATAGTATTGCAATCAATATACAGTCCTTCAAATACTGCTAGAGTATCAAATGGTGGTTCACCATTTAACATTCTGTAGTAATTATTCTTTTCCACATATGATTCAAGAAACTGTTTAGATGCTATAGAAACTATTGTTGGTCTAAGAGATTCTGGAATCAATTCATTATCAGCAGCATATCTCATTACATCATCTGTAGATAAATTTGGAACGTTGTTTTCTAAGAATACTCTGTCATAATAGAAGTCACTAAACTTTCCAAATCCTTGTTTAATAGTAACATAAACATCTCCAGCATTTAATGATTCTACTGATTCTCCAGCATCTGCTCTATCTTGATCTTTTAATACTGTACCTGTAGATAACTGTTTACTGTTGTATATAATTTCATCCAATAATGGATTGTCTGTATATACCTTTTCTATTTTCATATAATATCTCCATATATTATCCTAGCATTCTATGCTCATTAATCTTATTGATTAATTCTGTGTCACTACTGGTTAATCTTGATCTATTGATAAATAATACTTTGAATCTATAATCAGAGATATTATAACTCAATTCCTTTGACTTATAATTCAATGGATCATGTTTAATCTCAACTACACTCATATAGTCTTTCTTATCTGTACAACAACTAAAGTTATTCCTAAACTTTAGATGATCCAGACTCATATATGGGAAAGTAAAAAATATACTACTCTCTGGACTATATGTATCAATATCTCTGTTCAATCTTTTACTTAATTCTGAGATAGTTTCATTATCAACATCTCCTAATCCAAATAAGTTTCTCTTCAATAGTTTCATACCAATGTCTTTCTCCTTCAAAAAAAATATTAAAAACCTTAAAATACCCCGTTGTCCTTTATTATGATAATGAACATACGTAGTATCATATCATTAATTACTTCATAGTTTAGTATTTAACTCAGAACACTCGTATAAGGATACACTCTCAGATTTACAGACGGGATGGGGTGCCTGGTGGCACCCCTGAATGACAGTAACGTCTTTCAGGGTGTATGACTAGTGTAAGACATAGTCAACACATGAATTATAATATAATAATAATTTCATTATTATAATAACTAACTGAAAAAAATATTAACTTTGAAAGGGTATTTTCCATGGCTAACGAGATAGAGTTGTATAAAGAGTCTAAAATTGCAGATATGTCTGACTTTAATGTATATCTTGCAGAAGAATTTATAAAAGCTAATGATGAGAATCCGTCTATATACTTTCAAAACTCCGATGGACCATTATCTTTTTATTATACAAGAGAATCTCTTAATGATATAGATAAATATAAAGCTTTTATTTCCAATTGTATAAATAGATTCAGATCTTCTAGGACTTATAAAGGATATAAGTCTCATTTAATGATGATGGGATTAAATAGATCTCAGATATTAGGTAATATAGAAGATGGTATGGCTAAGATAGAGATGCATCATAACTTCTTAACCATATATGATATCACTATATTAATCTCTCAGCATATATTAAACACTGTTGGTAGATGTACATCTTTTGATATAGTATCATTATTAGCACAAGAGCATAAGTTGAACAATATTCCTATAGTAATGCTAGATGAAACATCTCATCAGTTATATCATTCTACTCCAGATATGTATATTCCAGTATCAATGACATTTGGTAAATGGTGGGAATTGTTATTAAAGTATAGATACGGAATAACTCTTGATATAGCTTACAAAGTAATAAGATACATAAATAGTTGTAATAACAATAATGAATTGACACAACTTGAATTCTATAATCTTCGTAGTTCTATATTATCTTGGGGGGAATATAATGAAACTTGTAATAATTGTCCTGTTGGTGTGTTTGACGATGGTCCTAATGAGTCTAGGAGTAATTTTACATTTTAATCTTAATAGGTTCTTAGATCTTTTAGAAAAAAGAATTAATGATAAAAAAGAAGATGAATATAATGCATTACTTGCTACAGCTAATGTAGAGAAATCAAGAGAGTTAATGGATTCTCTTGTTAAAGTAAAACTAATAGAATGGCAAGTGTATAATTCAAATCCAAAGACAGAAAACTATATGTCTCAGAATGAGATTGATGATGCTATTAAATATATCATTAAGAGATTATGTATGGAAATGACTCCAGCATTAAAATTACAATTAGGATTTGGATATCCTATGGATAGTTTAGACTCTATGGTAGAATCTATAAAGAATAGAGCAATGTTGATTGTATTAGAGTATTCTATACAACAGAATACTGCTAGTAGTAATTCTAGAATGATGAAAGTGTTTAGCGAAGATTAAGACAATACTTAGGGAGATTAGCATAATCGCTAATCTCCCATAAATACTTATTTCTTATTTCCATTGTTGTTATTCTGGTTGTTATTGTTCTGATTGTTGTTAGCATTATTATCATTGTTTTTGACTTTAGCTTTCTTTCCACCAGACTTCTTACCACCATTATTATTGTTTCCGTTGTTATTTTGATTATTATTGTTATTCTGGTTGTTATTATTCTGATCATTGTTCTGATTATCATCGTTGTTGTCATTATTGTTATTATTCTTGACAACGCTGTTATACTCATTAAATGTCTTCATAATACCTTTAAAGATTACATAATAATCATTATAGCATTTTAAAGAAAGAGTAAACAACTCGTTAACAATATTGCTATAAGCAAGAATGCAATTCTTAATTCCTTCTAATAGAACTCGATAATACTTAGCATCATTTTTTGCTTTATTAGATGGTGCTGGATCGCTAGCATCAACATCAGATTTTACACTAATTCCCTCATATAAATATGATTCATTATTAGAACTCTGATTATTGCTTGATGTATCATTTATGGTTTCTTCTGGTGCAATAGATTTAACCTTCTGAATCACTATTTCATTCGTTGTTGTTACTTTATCCAACTCTTGTACAGTTTTATCTATTCCCTCCATTAACTTTTTATAGTTGTCTGTATACTCTGAAAAGTTTGTTTTAATTGCAGATTCTACCATATTATACATTTCATTGTATAATTCTTGTGTAACTTTTTCTTTCTTTGCACCAATCTTCTTAGCTGTAAAGAATCTGGTTAGCTTTCCTTTGATAGATTGATCTTTATTTCCATCATCATCAATACCAAAATCTCTCCTAAGAAGATCATTAGCTATATCAGCAGAAGATTTATTATTCTTAATAGCATCTTCAAGAACACCAGTTATAGCTGAAGCATTAACGATAGAATTCTGCATATTTGCAATAGTATCAAGATATGGGTTTGTTTTATTAACAAAAGCATCTATAAGATCATTTGTCTTATAAAGTGTTATATTATTAACCTCCAAAATACTAACATCAAAGTTTGCTAATTTTTCTCTAAAAGCTTTCCATAACTTAAATCTATCTTCACCATTAGCTTTTTCAGCAGGTGTTCCATGTACAGCCTGATTTACAGCAGATTCTGGATCTTTTGTATCGGTCTTCTTTTTGAATAAGTCGAGAATCTTTTGGAAAAATTCTTTGATAGTGTTAATAATTTTCTTAAGAATTCCCTCATCATCAGACTTCTTACTGGAATCGTTATTTCCAGAATTGTTGTTTTGGTTATTATCCCCATTCTGGTTATTTTGATTGTTATCTCCATTGTTGTTATTGTTCTGGTTGTTATCGCCACCATTATTGTTATTATTGTTTCCGTTGTTGTTATTGTTCTGATTATTGTTGTTATTTTGATTATTGTTATTATCATCTTCTAACAAATAACTCTCAAAAATAGCACTAAACTTCTTATCAACATACTCAGCTTCAGCAAGCTTAATCAACTTTGTATAAGAATCATTCATTGATTCCATAAAGTTCTCAGAACAAATAGCATCGGAATCAAACCCATCAATAGAAACATGCTCTGTATAAGAAGACTTATCAACAAGATCCTTCTCACACTTTGTAATTACTGCAAGGCTAGATCCCTTTACTCCATATACAAGATTAATTCTTCTAATCTTGTATAATGCCATCTTTACATGAGCATTTAATATGTCATTTAAACATGTTGTAATATTCTTAAAACTTGTAAGAATATCGCTGATCATATATCTTACATAGCTCTGAACCTCATTAGAGAATGTGCTATCTTTTGGATCAACACGTCTCATAACAACTTCAATATTCTGCATAGTATTAGTGAGTCTCTTACCACTATCCTTATACATAACATTTGCAATCTTATCAAGAGAATTCAATACAGTATTTACTTGAGCTTCTGTATTATTCATATTATCTTTAGCTTTTCTGTAAAGATCAATTGTAAGCTTAGTCTTTACAGAATTGCAAGATCCAAACAATTCTGGATTTACAACTTTATCGGCAAAGGAAGACAAAGTATCATTAGATTTAAGTCTCTTAATATAACTCTCACCAAACAATTCTGTAGCAGACTTAACTGCATATCCGACAAAAGATTGCTTAACAATTTCAAGAGTTTTGCTAATTTCAACAATAGCATCAGAACCTATGATTCCGAAAGATTTGTTATGAGCATAAGGATTATCAACAGTCATTCCATACATCGTATAGATTTCCGTTAAAGCTTCTCCAATCATTTCACTGTAATCAAGAGATTCAGAATATGTGCTCATTACTAATGGTGGACAATTAGTATTCAACAGATTTGAAGTATTGGTGATGTCACAAATATCCATATAGATATTTTCTGTAGCCAACTTTTCAGCAAGTCTATCCTCAAATCTTACAACAGCTTCAGGTGTCTTTAAGTCTAATTCTTTCTCTTCGGCTTTCTTCTTAGTAAAAGCGTCCTTAATGAATCTAATAACACCCTTAACAGCGTTAACAATTGCATTGATAATTCCAGCAATGAAATTTACTACAGCCTTGATAATCTTGCAGATAATCTTACCAACATCTTGGATGAAATCCCCAATAACACTCTCATTTAATACGATAGCATCATTTACAGATTCCATGATCATATTATTACACTCTAAGATGTAATTATCTAAGTAGCTAGATTCAAGCATGTGATCATCATACTTATCATATCTTGCAGCATCTGTATTTACAATATCAAATACAGTCTTCTTCTTAGAATATACACTATTTAGATTAAGTCCCATTATATATCTCCTTTATGATTTCTTTAATTCATTGATTGTTTGATCAATAGCATCAAACAATGCTTTATTATCAGTAACAGATTCTCTTCTATCTCCACCAAATTTCTTATAAAGGTAGACATAATAAGCTCTATATATACTGAGTTTATCTTTATCACTTCCAGTATATTCAATGTATCTATCAATCTCTTTATTCAACATATCTAACTGCTCTAAGAGATCTTCTTTAAGCTTAGGATCAATTCCATCTTTAGCAATCTCTCTCTTAAGATATTGAATTCCAACATTGATTCTTGCTAATCCATCAGGATGTTCATCTTTAACATTCAGAACAAATGCTAACCAATCATCAAACATTAAACCTGGAAATGCTAATATTCTTGCAAGAGTTCCCTTTGGTTGTGCTCTATCTGTTGGAACATGATTCTCAGCAAAATCTTTACTCATTGCCAATAAAGCAGAATGTAACTCAGGACCATATCCATTCATTGCAGCAAAAGTATCAGCAAACTTCTCATTTGTATAAGAAGATATTCTTGCATTCTTAAGATTATCTAACATAGATTCTTTTACAGCCATCTTATTTCTAAGAAGCTTTGTAATAGAGAATGCAGAAGAGAATGGAGCTTTAATAATATTCTTAATATTATCCAAAGCAATTCTAGCACCAGAAGTATACTTATCCACATTATCAATTATACTCTTATTTGTAATAGGTTCTCCTGGGTTAACGATATCCCTTCTTATAGCATCACTAATATATGTAGAAGATAATTGTAGAGCATTGGTAGTACCATACCTGCCGGTTGGGTCTACAATCGTCTCAAAGAACATATGTCCAATCTCATGTAATAATATTGCAAAGAGTTGTTCATTAGATAAGAAGTCTGCATCAAAGGTTCCTTTGTTAAATGCAGAGTATGCAACAATCTCACCATACTTATCGAAACGTAAGAATGTTCCCATGCTTATAGACTTCTTAGCTTTCTCTATAGCAGAATTAGAAAGATAAGTGAATATAGGAATAGCATAAGCATTTATTGAGAATGATGGAGATAATGATAATGCAAATGTTCTGAAACCAAAAGTATCTTCAATAATTCTATTGAACTTAACTACTTCTTTATGTGTATTAAAAGTATGAGAAGATTCAGACTTTATGTTTTTAGCAATCTCTCTAATAAGACAGAATTGTGTAAACGCTTTGTCAGTGTATTTCCTCCCAAAATAAGCTTCATTAACAATTTCAGAATGATATGTAATATCACCATCTTTATCAAAGAATTCAATCAATGTTGTATCATCATCATTCTTTAGACGGTTATATTCTTCTCTAACAGAATCTATCTCATCTTTATCCATTACATGAGATTCAACTTCATCTTCATCATGAAAAACTTCGATATCATCAAAGTCATCATTGAATGGTTTGCTGAATACATTGTTCATGTAATTAATCTGAGCTTCAGATTCATTGGTTACTTTATCTATCATTTACCATCTTCTCCTTTATTAAAATTTTTCTTCATTGATATTAATGTAGATTTTACATTCTCAATATAAGTCACATACTTCATGATGAACTTTCTATAGTTGATAGTCATCTGAACAATCTCAGAAAAATTGAGAACTGTAGATAACACAAGTTGTCCAGCATTGAGAACACCCAATGCTCCTTTGTATTCCTTATCAAGCGAATTACCGACCAATGGGAATATGATCATCTTGAATGTAGTCTTTATAATTTTTATAATAAAAACAGTATAGAATTTATATCTTGAAACATCCTTACTATTACTATCAATCTTCTTTAACTCATCTCTTAATTGATCCAACAATGAATCACACTTCTTAATCTTTAATTCAATCTCTTCTTCATTGTTGAATTTGTTTAAGGTTATCTTAGAGATAGCTTTATGGAACATCATATCTAACGAATTACCTAAACGAGAGAAGTTTGTAATCTCTTTAGCATCCAACGCTTCCATAAGCGTTAGATACACATAAGCTTCGTTTAAGTCTTCATCATCAACCAATTTGATATTTCTCAAATTTTGTGTTGATTCTAAATGATGTAATACAACATCTCTAGATTCAATACTATTCTCTTCCATAAATCTATCAATAGAAGATTCTAGCATAAAGCAATTGTTATTAATCATAACATGCTTTATACTATCATCATAACCATCTATAGTTCTGATAATATCTCTTATACTCATCTATCCCTCTCCATTAACAAACATTATTCCCTCTATCATAGGAGGTCTTTCTTTTTGCTCTCTTTCTAAAACTGGCAATGAGTACATATTATTCTTTATCGTATCAATCCTCATACTCATTATATCTTTAATAGTATCAAAAGTTGGAATTGAATATGATGAAGGTTCTAAGTAAATATTAACTTGACTCATTATCTTATTTTGATTAGAAGCATCAAAAGAATTAGACATCTCTTCAATTTCTTCAAGAGTTAATTTCATATCCTCATCTATGTAAGAATCATATCTATTTATAAACTCTTTATAGTTTCCATAGATACGATTTACAGGTATAAATAAATACCCGTTATGAACTAATTCATGCTCAGTTGCAGTCAATGGATATAATCCAATAATTCCCATGTAATGGCACAACATAACTTCCTTAGCAACCATTTCTACAGATAGATCTTCATTCTTCATATATCTCTTATCATACACTACTCTAACTATATCTTCTAAAGTTAAAGGTGTATGATGTATCTCTATCTTAACAGAGCTTTTTCCATTCTCATCAACAGTTGAAGAAATGTTTGGATTAAGTCCAGATCTATTCATACTTGCAGAGTTCTTTAAAGTCCTCATTAGTTCTCTATATTCTATAGAATTTCTTACAGATTTTTTTATATCAGATAAATATTTTGAGAAGTCTTTTTGATTAGATAAATCATATTCTTCTTCCTCATAATCTGGTATATTTCCGATATGGAATATCTCATTCTTCTCTTTTACTGAGTCTAGAGATATCAATGAATCCGGTCTTATCATAATACAAATCTCCTTGATTTCTATTATACAATTGTTAAAAAGTAATAATTCATATATATATATGATATAAGTGAATCATAGTGAGCAATTATGCTTGTATTAATATTCTAAGGAGGAATAAAAATGAACGAGAACAACAACAAGAACACTATTGAGGATCTTAAGAGCATTGCTAAGGGAACTGGTATGATGCTTAAGGACAAGTTTAAGACTGAGTTCAAGGAAGAACTTGAGGACTTAAACAAGAAGGAAGAGATTCCTGTTGAAAAGAAACAGAAGACTAGAACTATTCTAGCTTTCGTATGCTTCTTCTTAGGAATCTTGCTATTAGCATTCAACACTTCCATGAGTGGTAATGCGATAGCTTCTATCTTATTAACAGGATCAATTGGATTCATGGTCCTGTTCTGTAAGGAGCTTGAAGATAAAAGATACTTATATGCAGTATTGGCTATCTTCGTTATTAATATTGTACTGGCTATGAACACATGGCACATGTATAGCCAAGTACAGCAACTTGTTGATGGATACAACAATGCTATCAACAGCTGGAGTTCACTGTTTAACTAATAACCATTTTGGGAGGAAAGAGTCATGGGAAGAAAGTTAGGATCTGTAGTTTTTACTGTCGCATTGGTAATCTGTTTTGTAGGTTACCTTTCAATCGTACCGCATGTAAGAATCTTATTTGCTGTACTTTCTCCAATCTGTTTTCTGGGTATGGTTAAAACATCACAGAGAAAGTTGGAGGATGGTGACATGGTTTTAGCATCTATACTTATAATCCTTGCTATATGTATTGCAACAGGATTATGCTAAACCAAAAAAATAAAAGAAAATAGAATCAATCTATTTTCTTTTTTGAAATAAGAAAGCGAGGAGAGTATGTTTTTGAATTTACTGAATCTTATTCTGATCAAGTTAAATCTTGTATCTATTGTAACCTATATCTCTTACAAGAATATTCTTAGAGATGTTGTACTGTATTTTAGTTCTGGTAGAGCTAGAAGAATTTCCAAGTGTTTTGATTATGATCAGTTTGTTATTAATACTAACTTACTGAATCATATTAAATTAAGAATGAGAAAGAACAGACATAAGTCTGTATTCTTTGTTCTTGATACTGTTGACCAATCTGTAGTATTTACCAATAATCTATTTCCATATATCTTTTCCAATAGATTTATTGTAATTAACTCAGATACTTTTGCTTATACTCAATTTCTCAGAATCATTACTAGAATAATTAATTCTGGTATTGGTTCTTTAGTAAGAGAATTAGAGAATAGACATATGTCTGATATTGCTCTGCATATGTATGATGATACTGTACAGATAAGATCTAATCTTTCTGTATTCAATATAAAACTATCTCAATTGGAATTTGGTATTGAAGATATTGATACTGATCATGATTTCTACATAATCAAGAATATCAACAATATCTATTTTGTAATTCCTGTAGATAGATTGTTTCATCTTAAAGAAGATACTGAAGATTACATCTTTATTACTAAAGATGAATATATTAATAATATCCTTCCAATCACTGAATACTTCAGTCCTTCTGACAATATCATTTCTTACAGAGATTATAGAGATAAGATCTCTGATTATCATATAGCATAAAAAATAAAAATAATTAAACAAAATTATTAGACTGGAATTCCAATATTCCAGTCTAATTTTTTCTTTTATTTTTTTT